GAAGTTCTTGACAACGGCGAGACTGAAAAAAGTTTTTCCAGTACTAGACTCGCCAGCAATGGCAGTAATCTTATTCCCAGATACACCACCAAATATACTACCTGAACAAAGGGCGTTAAAGATGTACGAACCCGTGTCCACATATTGTTCAGTATCGTCAATATCGGATGCGAGTTTGGTGTAGTCATCACCGATCTCCTTTACAATCTCTGTTAAAAAATCCATTAAATTACAAATCCAAATTGTTCACGGGCAATTTTTTTGTAAGCACTGCCAGGATATTGTTCACGAATATCCAACATAAGTTTCATCTTTTGATAAAGAGCAGCATCTCCACCAAGGCGAAGAGCACTTACAATAGTAGCGAGTTCTTTGTCGTCGATAGGCAATTCCATTTAGCCAAAAAATAGTTCTAGGTTTACAGTTTTTTCAACATTCCATCCAATCGCATCAAGAATAGATTTGAGTGGTTCGACAAAACTCTTTTCAAATTGTAGGTCATAGTCAATATACTTGTCAAGACCAAGTTCTGTCGGGAAATCTTGAATGAAAGAAATAACATTCTCTTGAATGATATTCGGTTTCTTCAGATAGAGAAACTTAATTTTCTCACCGTTGTTGATAAGTGAATATTTATTGGTGAGTTTTTTCTCCTTAATATAGTGGTTAAAGAGAAGAGCACCGCGACAATGAATGGGAGTTCCCTTTGCATAGATGTCTGAGTGAGAACGGTATTTTACCACATCTGACACAGATCTGGGGAATGCAATTTCTTCTGGAGGAAGTTGTTTGAATTCTGCACGACACTTATCAATGAAGTTGATAACATCTTCTTCCGTACCGTTCATCATCAGTTTCAGACCATCCTTAATCATCTTACGACAAGGTGCAGGCGTGGATGATTTGACTGCCTCAATACCCATCATCTTAAGTTTGGGTTCATCATAACGAACACCCTCACTATCCCACACGTTGAGAATATATCGCTTCTTCGCAGTCCAGATACCACGTTCAGCAATGTTCTCACGCTTCATGAACATTTTTTGGTCGTAGGCGTTGACGTAATCCGCCAGTTCTTGGTAGCAACGGTCAATATACTTTTCAAGTTCCACCTCACAGATCTTATTAAGGAACGTGACAACGCCTTCAGTAGTTTTCTCTCTTCCCTTGTATACACTTTCAACCAGAGGACCCATATTAAGATAAATGGAATCGGTATCAGAAGCAATAACATAATCTTCACCTTCAGTTTTCAATACCTTGTTCAGGTATTTGTTCATCCTATTCTCAATCCAACGGATAGAGACTTGACCAGAAAGCGTAATCGCCTCCGCATTGGCCAGTTTATAGTACCTAAAGTACTGATTACCAATAGCACCATATGCAGAGTTGAGTTGAATCTTGCGAGCCATCTGAATGTTGTTGCATCGCGCAATCTCCTTTTCCAGTGCCTTAGTTGGAGTCTTTTCATAATCCTGCTTTGCCTGAAGCATCTTCTTTTTATAGATGGTTCGATCCTTATAGATCTTATCCATCAACTCTGGAAGAAATCCCCGAACATCCTTCCTATACATTGAACCGTTAGCACAAACTGCACTATCCTTGTAGAGTTCAAAATTTATTTGCTCATCAAGTATTTTGTCAACGGTTGCGGATGGATGCCTTGTCTCCAGGAGGGTTTCTGGTGAAATATTATATTGCATAATAAGATGAGGGTAAAGGCTGTTAAGGTCAAAACTGACAACCCAATCATACTTTCCCGGAATCGGTTCCTTAACGTAGGCTCCTGCATACTTTGAATCCTTGTCTGAACGTTCTTTTGGTGGAATTACAATGTTCCTCTTTTTGAGGTAGTTGTAAATGATAGTATCCCACATCCGAACTTGAGAGAATACATCTGCATAGTTCGCCTTGGCGTCATACGCCATAACGATTGCTAGTTCAATCAGTTTCATCTTGTCTTCCATACGGTCAACAAGTTCCACGTCAATAATGTTGTATTCTACAAACTTCTGCCACCCATTCGTATAGAAGTCCTTGAAGGTATCAAACTCAGAGTGGTCAAGTTTCTTCTGTCCAAGTTCTACGCTGGCAATGTAATCCAGACGATAAGACTCTTGTGCTTTATAAGTAAACTTCTTATAAAGATTCAGATAGTCAAGTTGTGTGACACCACCCACATCATAGGAAATATGCTTGCGTCCTGCAATAAATGTTTCCTTTTCCGTAACAAGTCCCCAAGGCGAAAGACGTTTCATCAACTTTTCACCAAGAATCCTATCGATACGGCGCACCAGATACGGCATATCATACAGTTCACTGTTCCAACCAGTTACAACCTCAGGAGTATTATCCTCAATCATCCACCAGTTAATGAAATCATTCAGGAGTTCATACTCAGTTCTGAACCCTTTATAGATGACATTCTGTTGTTTGTTATTGAAGGATCCTTGACCCCAGGTGCGTATCTGTTTAGTAGTATAGTCCTGCACGGTGATGAGGAGAACTTCCTCAGCGGCAGATTCAACATCTGGGAATCCATTTTCAGACTTAACCTCAATGTCAATTGTAGAGATTTTAATCTTTGTAGTATCAAACTTAATCTCTTCTTCGGGATACTTCTCAGAAATATATTGATAGATGTATCTGTCGTTCCCGTAGATTTTGAAGTTATCTACACCATCATATCGCTTGATAAATTCGCGACAATCACGAACAGTTCCAGGTTCAACCGATTCAACATATTCACCTTCAAGTGTTTTAAACTTTGTGGGTTTATTTGATGCTACAAACAGAGTTGGATAAAATTTTTCCCTGATAGCAAAGTGCCTACCGTTCTCATAACCTCTGACCAAGAAGTGGTCACCGACCATTTGAACATTGGTGTAAAATCTCATTATGTACTCTGTCTAGGTGGGTATGAAACTGGAATTTGTCCGTGTGTATTATAGCATCTTTTCCAGTCATTTCCTCAAATGTGGAGATGAACATTGAAAAATAATGCCAGTGCTGCTTGGGGATGTATTGAGGAGAGAGGCAAATGAAGATATGGTCAAAATTATAATCTTCAAACTCATAGTTCTCCCTTTCTACATTCAGATAATTAGGAACTACTTGTTCGTTGTACTTATTTCTAGATTTGCTTCGACTTACTTCATTACCAATCCAGACAAAAGATTTTAATTTACCCGTACCACCCAACCAACATCCCCAATTACCCTCATGGATCTTTCCATGATTCATCACAGCATTATATTCTTTACGATATGCACTTTCATTTGAGGAAGAACTCTTTATGTAGTCTCCACCAAAAATATCATCATGATGATCAATATTAATCAGTTCTATATCTTTACAATCACGTAAAGTATAAAGAATAGAATCATGGTCATATCCAAAAGTAACACTATTACAATGCCTCAATCCTTTCAAATAAGTATTGAAACAATAAAGGAGATTACCTTGGTCAATGTAAAAATGACTTTCTTTGAAATGAGTTTTATCAAATAATCTTTCCCATCTCAAAGTAGGATTCTGATCAAACCAAAGATTATTATATAATTCAATCACTGGACTCATAATATAGTCCAGGTCAATACTTAATACCTTCATTCTGTGAGTTTGAGATAATTTTCAATTACCTCAGGACTAGGATCAGCAATCGTAAGAATATCGCTAGAGCGAATCATATATTCCGTTTGATTGGATGCTTTAACCCAGGGTTCCATCTTACCATCAACATAAAAACGATGTGGTTTGATAAGTCTGCAATCGGGATCCCCAATGGCAGAATCTACCTCTTCAACTTCACTAATCAATACATTGTTGATGTCAACTAATAGACACTTAATATTCTTGTCACTCATTGATAACCTCCGTTGGGGACAGTGGAATTTCTTCCTGAACTCCTTCTACAGACAATGCATTTTCAGTTTTCTTAAGGAACATTTCCTTTACACTTGGAATGGGTTCACAGATGGTTGCAATGTAATCTGCAGATACAACAAACTTATGATCACTGGAGAGAATCAACCATGGTGTCAAGACCACATCAATCTCATAGTTTGAGTTTCCAGTATCAGCTTCGGTAAGAACATTCTTCTCTTGAGTATTCACATAATGTGGATTCTCAAGAAGATATCCACGAACTTGTTCCTCTCTTGCAACTTCTTTTGCATCACAAATTAAAGTTTCTCCCGTTTTCAGGAGCATCATCTTAACAGTCATTTTTTAAAAAATTCCTCCATACATTTTAACATAATTATGCAGTTGGTGGTGTAAAAGTCCGAACTAAACTTGGACGAACCAGTGCCGCTTTATCACGAGCAACCAATGCATCTATTGAACTCTTATATGTATCAGACATAATCCGTGGATATAATCCAATTACAATAATCGGAACCAACAAAGCACTCACAACATAAACTTCACGAGGTTCGGCATCTACCAAGTTGGTATGAGAAACCAGTTCGGCGTTCGGTTTACCGTAAAAGATTTCACGGAGCATTGAAAGCAGATAGATGGGAGTGAGGATTACACCAATAGCAGCAACACCACACATCACCACACGGAATGGAAGTGCATACACAGTATCAGTTGCAAATCCAACAAAGACCATCAGTTCACTGACAAATCCACTCATACCAGGCAGTGCCAGTGATGCCATAGAGCACATCACCCAAAGAGCAAACATCACCTTCATACTCTGACCAACACCACCCATTTCATCAAGTTGGAGAGTGTGTGTCCTGTCATAGGTGGCACCCACCAGGAAGAACAGAGATGCACCAATCAAACCGTGACTAACCATTTGAAGCATTGCTCCACTGGTTCCAAGAGCACTGAAACTGCCAATACCAATCAGCACAAATCCCATATGACT